CAAACAACCAACTGTTTCAAAATATTTCAACGGTAAGCTTGAGATATCTGCAAAGTTTGCAAGTAAGCTCAACAAGAAGTTTGGGATTCCTTTTGAATTTTGGGAAAACCCTAAACTTCACTTACAGGAAAATAATACTAAATCAAAAAAAAGTGAACAAGTGATGAAAGGTGCGAAGTTATGAGAACAGGTGTGCAAAAAATTATAGTGGATAGAGATACATTAATCCATATAGGAGGTATACCATTTGAGATAAAAAAAGGTACTCCTATATATGGGCTAGATGAGAACTACAAGTTAGCTTGTATCCAATTTGATACAGATGTATCTAAGCCTTGCCATGTTGCATCACGAGATAAACCACCTTCAAGAAGAACTATAAAAAGTTTATCATCATCATCTATGAATGATGATAGTGCTTCTGCAAGTTCTTCTGAGGAGTGAGATGATTTTACTATCCAAGTTGTGTTAAGTGGTTTTGTGTAGTTGAAATTATCCTCAATGAATTTTGATATTTGAGCATATTTTTGACCAGGAGCTGAAAGGTCGTAAGCGATTAAAAAGCTTTTCATTTTGAAATGTCCTTGTGTTTTGATTTGTGTCGCAACATAATTATAGCAGAAGGGTATCTTAGAGTGAATATAAAGGGTTTTTGATGAGAACAGGTGTGCTATTTGGAGAGAATGAAGAGAGTGATGAAGATAAGAAGTTAAATCGCATTACTACAAGTTTTGATGATGATACTTTTAGGTTTATAGACGAGATAGCAAAATCAAAAGGTTACTCTCACAGCAAAGTAGTAAATATTCTTTGTAAGTCTGTTTATGATGATGTAGTTAAACAATCTGAAATAATAGTTAAAAATCCTTTGGCAGTTGCATTTGATTTAGTAACGAAATAATCTTTTAGAGTGCCATTTATGGCATTTTTAAAGGCTATTTATAGTCTAGTTATTTGAAGTTTTGTTGTTTGTGGTGGTACACACTCTATCCCTGCCAAGAGTAGAGTGTGTAAAAATCTACTTTTTTAATAAATTCAATATTGAAGCTATTAAAAGTAAAAATGTGCCAGTAAAGATTAACAGTTTTTCATACATTGTAAACCTTTGTATGAGATACCACCCCACAACCTAACTACACATAACGAAAAAAGCCCCATATCTCTGGCAGGAGATACAGGGCAACTCATACAAGTAAATGTATGAAAACTGTTGCTATGACCTACTGGCAGGTAGTCATAGCGATTTTAGAGCTATTAACTCTGAAATCAATACAAAAGAAGTCAATTACACGAGGTAAAAGACAACAAAAAATTATATCGTTTTTTGCCTTAGTGTTTCAACTAAACTAATTTCAAAAAGGGTAAGCGGTGTTTATGTGGTGTTAGACCGCTTAACCTTACTCTTTTTGAAGTTGCTAACACCAAAAGGCAATAAAAATGAGAAAGCACGCAAAAGCGATCCTCAAAAAACTATACGAAACAAAATCAAAACTTACGGCTACAGATTTTAACTACATATCAAATCCTAATCAATACTTTTGTGAACTAGAAAATGCAGGACTTATAACAAGTGAATGGGCTAAAAGAGGTGATGCCAAAGTAAAGCTTAGATACATAGCAAACAATCAGCTAAAGAAAGCTAAGCAAGTTCTAGGTGCTGCATAATGAAAAATATACTACAGGCACTTAATGAAAGACCTATTGCATACTATCCTGCATACAGAAAGATAACAGGATCAACAACGGCAGCTATCTATTTGTCTCAGGTTATGTACTGGTTTAGTAAAAAAGACAAATTTTTCAAGACAGATGCAGAGATAATGGAAGAAACTCTACTTACTAGAAAAGAGCTTGAGAATGCAAAAAAACTTATAAAAAAGCTTGATTTTATAACAATAACAAGAGAGGGTATTCCTGCAAAAACATACTATGAAATTGACTGGAATAAATTTGCAGAATGTTTAAATAATCTTGAAAAAGAGTGTGAAAATGATGGTGAAACAAGTAACCACGAAAAGTGTAGCACTGTTTCCCCAAAAGGTGGAAACTGTACTCCCCAAAAAGACGAAACTATTATAGTAAAATCTTTGACTAAGACTACAACAGAGATTACAACTGAGACTTCTATAAAAAATACACAAAAAGGCTACGAAGACTTCATTAAGCTTTTAAAATCTCAAGCTCCTATCAAATCAAAAGTTACAAAGACTAGAGACGGATATAACTTCTTCAAGCAAATAGCAGACAAAGAAAAACTGCTGCATGACTACATAGCACATCAGCACGATAAAAAAGAGTTCGCTAAACGCATTACTCCGTTTATGGAAGACTACAACACTATGCCAACTCAAACAAGCACTACAAGTGGAACAATGCAGGCAGCAGGGCAGTGGGCTATGAATAAACTCAATTGTCCATATACTCAACAAGGAGGTGCAATATGCTAAGTGAGATTGTATTTGCAAAAGGAATGACTTTTTTAAGCATAGCACTAGGAGAGAAAGAGCTTAACGATGCAAAGCTAGATGTTTACTATGCGGTGCTTAAAGAGATGAGTGATGAGAGTTTTGAGAAAAGCATAGAGAAAGTTGCAAAGACTAGAAAGTTTAAAGGACTTCCTACTCCCGCAGAGATACTTGAGCATGATACGACTAGAGATGTACTCTTTGCAGATGTTGAAAAAGAAGCCAAAGCGATGTATGACAAGTTCTATGCAGAAAATACTGCAATGCTTGAGTTTTGTACTGCAAACAGAGACACAATAACAAGCGATAGAGAGTTTTTTAGAAACTGCAACTATGCAGAGCTAAAGACAAAGAATGGAGATAAAGTATACACGAAAAAAGAGCTTTATGTACTCAATGCACTAGGCGGTGGAGATTGGCTCATTGACATCAAAGAGTACGAGAATAGTTCCGTTGTCGTTGCAAAAATCGCAGCAGAGATACAAAGAGCAATTGAGATTAAATACTTAGCTACGAACTCGATTGAGAGTAAGAGAGTTAAGAAGATGATAGGAGCTGCGTGATGTATAAATTCGTAGAGTATTCAAACAGACAAGACAAACCATTTATGATCGTTGGCATTGTAACTGAGCAAGAGATAGCAGTAGGTTTTACAGTTGCAGATAAAAATATGCAGCGTGCTACAGATAAGAATTTCAGAACAGCCGAGATAGCGATGAAGTGGGCTGATGAGAACTATAAGGCTTTAGTGTGAGCATAAGCGTAATAAACGATATTGATGCAGTCGTAGTTGATTTAGAACCTATGGCAGCATCACGACCAAGATTTAGCAAATATGGAACTTATAACAATTCTAAATACACGAACTACAAGAGTGCTTTTTTACTCAAAGCAAAGCAACAAAACAAGAAGTTTCTAACAGGAGCTTTGAGATTAGATGTTTTGTTTGTGATGCCTATTCCAAAGAGTTGGAGTAAAAAGAAGAGATTAGCAAGTGTAGGGCAGCCACATATCTGTAAGCCAGATGCAGATAACTTAGTAAAGGCTATGCTTGATGCTTTAGAGGGAACTATCTACAAGAACGATAGCCAAGTGTATAGCATTAATGCAAAAAAAATTTATGGTAACAATCCTAGAACTATTTATATTTTAGAGGAGATTAAAAATGACTAAAGAGATGTTAAGAGAGAAGATAGAAGAGATTAAAGACATGGGAAAAGAGGAGCTTGAGGATTTTTCAAAAGTAGTTTCTCTAAGTAGCGTTGCAGGAAGAGCGAGAGAGTACCTTATGAGAGCTATTGATATAAGACGAGATGAGCTTTGCAGTAGAGATAGTGCAGTAGTTGTTGATGGTGATCTTGATGATACAGATTATTAGAGCAAAGATAGAGAGTGTTTTACACTCCATATTTGATAGAAATACGACACAGTATAAAAAGAGGTTTTGTGATGAGTAAAAAGCTAACAGTAAAGCAAGAGAAGTTCGTACTTAAATATTTTGAGTGTGGTAATGCTAGTGAAGCTTATCGTTATGCTTATAGTACATCCAAGATGAAAGATAGCACAGTATGGGAAAAGTCCTCTTTGATGTTAAAAAACGACAAGGTAAGGGCAAGGCTGCAAGAGTTAAGAACTAAAGCAGAAGAAGAAAGCAAGTGGAGTGTAGAGAAGATAATCAAAGCTCATACTCGAATATTTGAGATAGGCATCGGTGATGTAGCAAGTAGCCATATTGTTTCAGAGGGTGCAGGAGATGGAATTACAAACACTATTGAAGTTGAGATGAGAGATACAAATCTAGCAAGTGCAAAAGGTGCATTGGTTGAGATAGGAAAAATACTAGGCTACTACGAGAAAGACAACAAGCAAAAAAGTGGCGACATATCACTCGAAGAGTTTGCAGAGTATTTCTACAACAAAAATAAGCAAAAGAGCAATGCTGATGAAAACTAAAGAGCTGCTAGAGAGATGGGCTTCAAGCATAGAGCTATTTGTAGATGAGTGTTTGTTTGCAAAGAGCGATAAAAGTCCTTCACATCAACAAAGAGCAGTGCTGCAAGACATAGATGCAGGCTACAAGGATATTAGCATATCATCAGGACACGGTACAGGTAAATCTACTCTTTTATCATGGGTTATTTTATGGGTAGGCTTGTTCAAATACGATGCAAAGATACCGGCAACAGCACCGACAGCACCGCAGCTTGTAAGATTGTTATTACCAGAGGTTAGAAAATGGCGTGAGAAGCTACCAAGAGAACTTAAAGAGTGTGTAGTGGTAAAAAACGACAGTGTAGCTTTTTGTAACAACAATCAATGCGTAGCAAGAACAGCAAGAAAAGAAGCACCAGAGGGATTGCAAGGGTTTCATGCTACTTATTTGTGTTGGATTATAGATGAAGCTAGTGGAGTTCCTAATACGATATTTGAAGTTATCGAGGGAAGTTTAACAGGAGAAGAACATTTACGGCTACTTACTGCTAACCCTACAAGGACCGATGGATATTTCTATGACTCACATCATAAGAACAGAGAGCTATGGAAAATTCATGTATTTAATGCAGAAGAGAGTGAGAATGTTACAAAGGAGAGTATAGAGCGTAAGAAAAAAGAGTACGGAGTTGATAGCGATGCTTACAGAGTAAGGGTACAAGGTCGTTTCCCTAGAACATCAAGTGATGCAGTTATCCCTATGTATATCATTGAAGATGCTTTGAATATTGGAGATGATTATAACGACTATGGTGCGGAAGTTTGGGGATTGGACTATGCAGACAGTGGAGATGATAGAACTATACTTGTTAAGAGAGTAGGGCATTACTTTTATGAGAAAAAAGAGTGTCCTATTACAGGGAAGCACAGACAGGTTAATACTGCTAGATGGTTGGCGGAAGAGTATTTGAGTGCAAAGGCAAAAGGAAGAGAGCCTAAAGCTATTTTTATAGACAGTATTGGAGAGGGAAGCGGACTTATGAGTGTACTCAATGAACCTCAATATGCAAACATACCTGCAATAGGTTGTAAAGTAAGCGAGAAGCCATCACGACCAGACATTTATCTAAATCTTAGAGCAGAACTTTATTACAAGCTCAAAAAGATCCTTGAAGAAGAGGGGAAAATGTTTGATGATGATAGTGCAATAGGTGAGCTATCTGCGCAGAGATTTAAAATCACAGAAAAAGGAGTAATTCAAATCATATCTAAAAAGGAGATAAAAGAGGCACTAGGAAGAAGTCCGGATATTAGTGATGCTATGGCGTTGGCAAGTAATACAGTAATAGTAACAGCAGAAGAAGTTGAAGAGTATCACGAGAGAGATATTTATGCAGATGAAATAGATGAGGAGTTTGCATCATGGTAGAAGATAAGAAGCCAAGTATGAATGAGATTAATACATATTTTCTCATCAATGAGTTATTCGGAGGCGATGGAGCAAAGGCACTTAGTGTTGCAAGACGATACCCAAGTGCAAAGTTTACGCTAACGCCAAAGAGCATAGAGAGATACATGATACTTGAGTGTATCGTAGATAAGGGTATGCCTGACGAGGACATACTCAAGCATTTTGAAGATATTGGTTTTGATGTAAATATCTACAGAATAAAAAGATTACGAAAGGAGATAGAAGATGGAAAAAGAGAATTTTAGTGATGCACTTGTAGCAGAACTTGTTGCACTCAGAGATGATGCCATTAATGGGTATGAGCAGCACAAGAGCGACTTTATAGCACTAGAGAGTGCCTATGTTAATGTTTTGTCTCACAAGCAGCGTAAGAGTCTTCTTGCAAGGCGAAAAAGTGCATTGACTCCAAACCTTATCAAGCCAAAGGTAGATAAGATTGTTAGAGACTTAATGAAATCATTTTTTGGAAATGATGAGCTTGCAATCATTCAGCCAGAAGATAAAGAGATAGAGGAAGATGAAAAGGTATCAAATGCTTTAAAGAAAGAGCTTAAAGAGTATGGAAGAGACAAAAATCTATACACAAACCTGCGTCCTGTAGCGAGAGAGAGCCTTATCTATGGTACGGCAGTCATAAAAGTGTATTGGAGTGTTAAAGAGAATAATATCAAGATGGAGAGATGCCGACTTGATGATGTTTACCTTGATCCTTATGCTCCTGCAACAGCAGATATAAACTATCTAGTTCATAGAGTAAACAGTATGACTATTGCAGATTTAGAGAAGCAGTATGCAAAAGCAGATGTTGATTGGACAAAGTATGTAAACTCTTCACTTTATGCAGATAGAGTAGAGCGCACAACGAGTGCAGACATAGGTGAGTATCAGCGTGTAGAGTTTCACGAAGTGTACCGAAAGAAAAATGGCAAGTGGTATGTAAGTACTATTTTAAATGATGATACAGTGCTTAGAGCAGATAAGCTGCTTAAAGACGGACTGCCTTTTATTGTTGGTACTCTTGATCCTCAGTTTGTTATGATAAATGAGCCTATCAATCCGGTGCGTGCTTATGGTGATGCTTTTATAGCTCCTCTTATATCATTGCAGAATGAAAATACAATCAAGCGTAATCAACAGATAGATGCTACAGATATACAGCTAAATCAGCGTTTTATCACTACAAAAGAGAGCGGAGTTCGTGAAGACGACCTTATATCTAATCGTAAAAAGATTGTAGTTGATAACATAAACAACATACGAGAGTTGCCTATACCAAGACTCAATGATAGCATTTTTGATGTGAGTCAATTATCAAGAGAGGCAGAAGAGATAAGTGGTATATCTAAGCTTAGTGAGGGAATTGCAAGCGGAAGAGGCAAGACAGCAACAGAGGTAGAAGCGTTGCAGATGCAGGGAAGCAATGTTATTGATGATATCTCACGTGCTTTTAACGAAAACTTCTTTAGACCGCTTATCCAAAGGATAGTGCTGCTAATTTACAAATACAAAGTAAGCAGTAACTTCATGGGTATTGATAGAAAAAGAGCATTGAGACAGAAGATTATAATCAATGTTGGAATTGGCTCAATTAACAAGATGATGCAGATAGACAGCATTGATAAATCTACAGCTACAGTACTACAGAGTTTACAGCTTTATATGCAGCTACAAGATACTACAAGAGTGCAAAAGTATATTCAGATGCTAGACGACCTAAATATGGAGAAGTTGAAGCTTTTGGGGCAAGACAGCATTATAGAGCGCGCAGAAGAGAAAGAGGAAGAGGCTATGCAGCAAGAGCAACCACAACAACAGGAGGTAATGCAATGATAGGTAATGAACAAACAAAACAAGAAGAAATCACACCAGAGGAGGTAATGGATAATGAAGATAGCAGCATAGCGGACCTAAAGAGGAATTTAGGCGAGACAGTACGCATACTTGAAGAAGCAAAGCAGGTTAGAGCAAGTGATGTTTATTTGCTTATTGAGGATGATTTAAACTCTTTGTATCAGAGTGCTTTTACAGAAGCATATACATCAGATGATGCACATAAGGCAAAGTTTGCATTAGAGAGAATGAAAGGCGTTGGTTTGGCTATGAAGGTTTTGGATAACTTGATAATCAAGCTTGAAGATGATGCTAATAACATCGGTAATGAAATATCAGAGATGGAGAAGTAAGATGGCAACAGCAATAGTAGGTAAAAAGTTTGTAAAGACTACAGCGGTAGAGGTTATTGATGCAAGTGGTAATCAAGTGTTATTGCAAGATGTAAACAAGACACACAAGCAGTATTCAGTGCCTAAAGATGAGTTTGAAGAAGATTATACTTTAGGAGAAGTGATACTTAATGAGTACGCAGTACCTATGAAAAAAGCAGATGATGGTATGGCAGTACCTAACGATGAAAACGATACAAAAGAAGTTAAAAAAACTGAGGAGACAAAATAATGGAAGCACCTATGATTACACCGGAACAACAAGAGATGATGATGCAGCAGCAACAAGAGCAGCAAGTACAACAGCAAATGCAAGCACCGGCACAACAGCAGCAGCCTGTAGATGAAGTTCAGATGGCAAAAGAGGCTTTAGGTCTTGATGCATATGAGCAAGAATTACAAGCAATGAAAGAACAGTTGCAGGAGAGCAAAGAGAAAGCAGTGTTTGAAGAGGTAAGTAAGAAGTATGATGATATTGATCCTACTTTAGTGCAAAAAGAGTTAGAGAAGCTTTCAGAGACAAAGCCACAAATCGCAGAGGCACTTAAAGCCGACCCTGATGGACTTGATATGCTATTTGCAAAGGTAAAGAGTTCTATGCAGCCAGAAGAGAAGCCAGATGAGATTACAGACAGCGGAAGCAGTGGCGGAAATGAAAGCAGCGACTTTAACAAAAAAGTTGAAAAAGGTACTGCATCTGAGATTGACTTAGGTGATTTTATCTTAGGTGCATCAAAAGAGTAACGCTCTTTTTACACATCTCACATAGCCAACTCACAAGGCTTGTGGGATTTTTTATATTTTTATACACATCTCACAAAACCCTCTTATTTTGAAAATCTATTTTTGTAACAATACTCGCATCACAAAAACAAGAGAGAGGAAAATACAATGCTAACAACATTAAACACAGCATTAACGCAGAAGCCGTCGATAGTCGATGCGATTATCAAACAGGGTGTAGCAACTGCACCTATTATCCAAATGATTGGAACAGGTAGCATCTCAGCACCGCAGCACAGTTGGATTAACGATAGATATGCAGATGCAAAAGATAATGCAAATCTTGAACTATCAGACCTTGATGAAAACACAGTACCGACAAAAACAAAAAACACGAATGTAGCACAAATCATTAAAAATGAGGTTGGTGTAACTAAGCGTCAAATGGAGATGAGCCAGTACGGTGGTAAAGAGTGGGCGTACCAAGTAGGTAAAAAAGGTAAAGAGCATCTTAAAGATATTGAGTTTGCACTTTTAGGTTTAGGTAACACAAGCATTGAAGCTGCACCGGTTGTTGCAACAACAACAAAAGCTCCAAGAATGGCAGGACTGTTCTACTTTGTACCTGACGAGCAAAAATATACAGTTGATGGTTATGACTCAGCAGATGAAGCAAGTTTTGTTGATTTCTCACTTGATGAGCTGCACAAGTTCTTAGAACCTCTTTGGGAGCGTGGAGCTATGGAAGATGATACTTTTAAAATCCTTTTAGGCTCAAAGCTAAAACAAAAAGTAAATCAAGCGTGTAAAGATTACATTGTTAAGTACAATCAGCCAACTAACGGGAAGATTGATCCTACAGTTACACGCATCGTTACAGACTTTGGTGAAGTTGAGTTCCAACTACACAGACACTTTGCAGGAGATAAGCTAAAAGATAAGATGCTTGCAGGTAAATTCAAAGAGGCAAGAGCTATGTATGTATCTCAAACAAGTTTCTCAGAAGTACCAACATCTAAAACTGCAAAATATGGTCGTTACTATTCTGACCTTACTTTAGAGGTTAAAAACGGGGATATGTTCGCATCTGCAAAAGGGTGGAAATAGTCCATGACTTACGGAGAGGTAAAGAAATCAGTTACAGGACTGCTAAGGGGGGATAACTCCAAAGCAGAAGAGTTCTTAACAACTGATGATACTTATCTCAAAATGGCACTTAGAGATGTAATGCTTAGATGTATTCCATCTCACTTAGTGTCTTCTTATGATGATACAAAAACCGATGTGTTTCGTAGGATATACAGCACTTACAATGAGATTGATGAAGTCTATAATCATTGGTATATAAGAGAGCCTATTGTAAGCATTGACGATAATGCGAAGATAGACATTGATGAAGAGCTTACTCAAGCAGTAATCTATTATATGTGCAGTTATTTAACGAATAAAAAGAATGTTGATTATGCAAAGCAGGCACAATCAATAGTTAGCATCTACCAAAGCAATAGTGTAGATTTTTCACAGTATGAAGTTTGATTTAACAAGGGTTTAGTGTGACTGAAAAAGAAGTTGAAAAACTTGTTGAGAAAATGGGTGAAGATATTGAGGAAAAGATAGCTATTGAGATAAGAAAAAACAATAAAAAAATAAGAGATAGTATTTTTTTAGTGATACAAATAGTAATGCTAATATTTGTTTCGTATCTAGAGTTAAGTAGATAGCTGATTATAGTGCTACAAGTAGCATTATCGTGAGCCACGCTCAAACAAAATAAAATCAATACAAAAGGAGTTATATTATGGCAGATAATGTAACAACAGACGAACTAGAACAGGCGTTGCAAGACTTAGCCTCAGAGATGGGTTTATCCGTTAAGGAGTATGTAGAGTCATTGGGTTATGCAACAGTTGCAGAACTTCAAGCAGCGGAAGCAAACTTACAAGCACAAATCACGGCTATTACAGAGCTTGATGCAGATAATGGTGCTGAGTCATTAGCTGAGAAAATTGCAGCGATTAATGCAGTTATTTCAGATGAAAATGGTGCAATTCAAAACATTCTCGGAAAAATTCTTGAAAACAAGCAGGCTATCTTAGATGAAGTCACTCGTGCTACGGCAGCAGAAGCAGCACTACAGTCACAAATCACTGCAAATGCAAACAAAACTGCATCAAATGAAGCTGCGATTACAAGCATTGTATCAAAAGCTAATGAGCTAAAAGAAGCTCAAGATGCCGTCAATGCAGATGTTGAAAATCGTTTATCTAGTGTCGAGAGTACTATTGAGACACTTAAAGGTGATACTGCTGAAACAGTAGCAGGTCTTGATGAGCGTGTAACAGGTGTTGAAAAAACACTAAATGATACAACAGATGAAGATGGAAATCTTGTTAAGGGTGTAGTTACTCGCTTATCTGATGTTGAGGCAAAAGTTGATGCAAATGAAGTAAAGCGTGTTCAAGAGTTAGAACAGGCAGTAGAAGAGCTTAAAGCATACTCAGATGCAAGAGATTTAAAAGCATCTTCTATGGATATTTGCGGCATTGGCAACAAATTCCGTGCATCTTTAGGGCTTGCAGCAAGAGACTGTGCAGGTGGAACATCTGGCGGTGACGGAGATGGTGCAGTAATCTAACTGCAACACTATTAGCAGAGAGGTTTTTACCTCCTGCATCTATTTAAAAAGGGTTATAAATGGCAGGTTTATATAAAAAAGAAGTCGTTATCAGACCTACTTCAACTATTACTGTTCAGGGTGCTAAAGATTGGACGAAGAACTGGTTAAACAATACTTTTCAAGAAGCAGACAGCAACAAAAATTCAGATGGAACTTACACAGACTACTTTTTCGGTGATATCTTTGATAGTCGTACCGGTAACATTTATCGTGTATTTTCTGATGCGTGTGCAGATGAGTATGCTCTTACTACATTAGAGTTTGAAATACTCGATACAAGTAAGTTTGCAAAAGAAGAAGAGTTGAGTGTTATAGAAGAAACTTTAGTTGAGCATACAGATAGAATTGTAGCTTTAGAGCAGCAAGACGCTGAGACTACTGCTGTGGTAATTTAAAAAATTAAGGAAAACATTATGGGAATTTTAACAAGAAAATCAAAAGGTACAGAGCTTACACATGCAGAGATGGATAAAAATCTAATTATTTTGGAGAGAATGCAAAAAGGTGCAGGATATTCAAATCTTGATAACAACTATACTCCAATCGCATTAACTATTCCAATGTCAGCATCTGCTATTGTTGAAGAGATAGCTAGCGGAAGAGAGCTTATTGTAAGTATTGATTACTCTACAGTGTTGGATGATAAAGTTGAAACACTAAAGGGTGATTTTAGAGTTATTGCAGGTGAAGTTTTGATAGTTGAGCCTGTTGATACAAATTATAGTAATCTTGAAATTACAATTAGTAGTGAAGATGCTATTACTACAGACTTTAGAATTATGATGCCATACAGTACTTATAGCTATGGAAGAACAACTAAATACTTCTCAAGTGCAGTATGGTATTTTAGTGATGAACTTTAAAGGTATCACATTATGGGACAGTATGTAAAAAGTGGATATGTTGAAAGTGGATATGTAGAGGGTGATATTGATTTATCATCATCTACAAAAAAGAAAATAAATTTTGTAGTAGATAATCAAAACTTAGGTGAAAGTGATTTAAAAAGTCTTTTACTAAGTAGTTTTGGTGAAGAGTATGAAAATGATGTAAATGTAGTTTTTGGAAGCTCTTTAGTTGTTGTAGAGAAGCGAGATGGTGTTACTGTTATGAAAGAAGTCGCAGGACAGATGAAGCAGGAGGATATTGATACTATTGATGAGAAGATTGATTCAGTTAATGAAAGAGTTACTGTAGTTGATGAAAAGATAGATAATCTATCTATAAGTCTTTTACAAGATTTTGATTTTATTAATAGCATTTCAAAACTTGTGCTAGAAAATATTAATGTTTCACTTATTGCTAAAAATGGTGATGAAATAGCTACAGGTCTTATTTTTGACAATACTAAAAACGCTTATGTTCTTGATTATGATACTTCTTTACTTGATGGTACAGATTATACTATTGAAATGAAACTATCTTAGAAGGAAAAAAATGAAAAAGATAGTAATTAACTATAAATTTGGTGCTCCTGTAGAAATAACATCAAGTGGTGTAAATGATATAAGTTTCGTATCTTCTAGCGGATATACTACAAAAAAATTCAAGATAGATGCAGATTTAGAAAACGGAAAAATAGAGCTTCTTGAAGTGTGTGATGAAAGACTAGAGACTCACATAGTTACTGAAAATTTATCAATTTTTGATGATGGTAAGAGTATCTCAAAAAACCTTGAAGATGGGATAATTAAACCAAGATATACTACAGAGTTAGGAGTTTTCGCAACAGGTAGCAATTATCCTATGCTTTATAAAAAAAACTATAATTGTTTTTATTGTTTAGATAGCTATGCTTATAATCATAGCTATTGTTCTAAAGCGGAGTATAACATTGAAAATTTTGATGAAAATATTTTTAAGCTAAAAGATACTCTTGAATACCTCTTGTTTTTATCTGTTAAGTATAAAGACAGGGGTAATACACCTGAGTATTTTGCATATACTGTTGATAGTTCAGATGGAAAACAAATATCAGTAGCTGGCGGAAGAGAAAAATTAAGAGTTCATGCTGCAAATACAAATGAGATGTTTTTATACTCAGCATATCACAAAAAAATTATGGATGTTTATGGTTTAAAAACTACTAAATTTGAAATTGTTAATGAAATGTTTGAAGATAACAACTTTACAATTAGCAGAGTTTATAAAAAAACACATGCAGTTAAATCATTAAGTGGTATTGACTTTGACTTGCTAGCAGGAATTGAAGAGTTTAATCTACAAGCAGATGATATTAATCAATTTTCTTCATATTTGCAGTTTGTAAATTTTGCAAAAAGTATGAAAAA